ATTGGTCTTCGTTCGTCTTTCAGCGTATCTATCCATAAGATATCTGCTGGTTGGTTGTTAGCGCATTTGTCAATTAAGTCAAACACGTCTTTTCTCAAGCGCTGGGCATCTTCCGACGTAAAGTCGTACTCAAATTGTCCCATCCAGCGCGACTTCCCGGGTTTACCTTTCTTCTCAAAGGTATATGGATAACCGGGGGATGTTGTGCGATTGATTGGTTGGAATAAGTCGTTCGATTCTATTCCTTTAATCGCCTCTTCGTAATCTAACACGCGGATCTCAGGGGGACAATCCACGTGGTTCTCACTCAACCTTAAAAACACATCGTTCGTCGCTTGTTTCAAGGTTGCTTTGTCTACAACTCCACACGTCACTCCAGCTTTCTTAACTCCCATCTCCAGAGGGTCTAAGATTTGTCCGTCCTTCTCGAAAGGGCGCAACTTGGCTGGAATCGTGGAATGGGGAATGATCTGGTCATGCAGTGTAGACTTCTGCAGACACGTTCTGCTGTTTTGGGGAATGGGATTCTCGAGTTTTCCGACTGTCAAGAATCCAGAGTCGATGACAGCATCATCGCTCAACGGCAAGAAAGCAAAAGCTCCCTCGCACTGTGCTGCTCCTGGGAAAAGCGAGCACGCTTGTTCAATGTCTTCTCTGGACACAACTTGTGAATAATTTGTATTAATACCATTGGTACTAACATGCATACCCACAACTTTTCCAGCTCTCACGACACTTGAATTCACATGCAACAGCTTTCCACAGTCTCCTTCTTTCGTTGGGATTGAGTACGACACCATGTCGTAACTTGTAAACGGGCAAACTTCGCCCGCCGCGACTAGATTGTAAGTCGTCTTTGCGTGTGCTTGGGCCATTCCGTATTTCGTCACGGTCTCTAGGCCTGTTTTGTTGTTGTAATCAAAACCCATAAGCGAAGCCGAAAATTCAGCATTTCCAAGCTTATGGATTTCATTCTCAGACATGAAGTGTCTGATCAAATTCTTTCCGCGGGGCATTGTTCTTCC